ATAGTGACTTATTACTGACAGAAAGAAAGTGTAGAATATGTAAGATAACAAAAAATTTAATAGAAGATTATTATATTACACATAAAAATAGTACACATCTAAAATCGTCTTATTCATACGAATGTAAAAAATGTACTATAGAAAGAATTAGAAATTCTAGAAGAAAAAAGAACGAATCTAAACCAGATCTATATCCTGACTGGTAGAGTGTTCATGCGATGTTTCCCCGATCAAAAGGTTGCAAATAATAAATAATCATAGACAAATTTGGAATCTATAGGGGAAAAACAGATGCCACTAAATTTAGCATCTCCTGGTATTGTTGTAAGAGAAGTTGATCTAACCAACGGTAGAGTTGATGCAACATCGACAAAGACTGGTGGACTAGCTGCTCCTTTTGCAAAAGGACCTGTGGAGAGTCCTCAGCTCATAGAGACTGAAGCAGACCTACTTGATACTTTCGGACAACCTTATCCAAAGGATAGTCATTTTGAGTACTGGTTAACTGCCTCATCTTATCTCGCATACGGTGGTGTGATGAGAGTAGTTCGTGCTGATGACGAAGAATTAAAAAACGGTTTTGTAGGTACTGCAAACAGCGTAAAGATAAAAAGTCCCGAAGACTACACAAACAGTGGGTATAACGAAAACACCATTGCAGGTGTTACATATGCTGCTAAGAATCCTGGTTCGTGGTCAAACGGAATTAAGGTTTGCACTATTGATTCATTCGGAGATCAAATATTAAGTGGTATCCAAACTAAAGATGTACTAGGATTCGGTTCAACCGTTACTCCTATTGCTCCAATCGACTTACAAGTTGGTTATGCAGTTACCCAAATGGTTCCTGCTAACACAGTTATTGCAGGTGCAGGTTCTACTAGCGTACTAGACGGATACTTTAAAGGACAAATTACTGAGGTTGGTAACGCATCAATTACAGTTAAACTTCTTACACATGTATCAGCAGGTGGAACTGAGACTGCTGTTGATTATCAACCAGGCGGTATTTACAACTTCTCTGAGACTGGAAACTTAGGTATCCACACAGGAGAAGTAAGAAGATACGGTTCATGGCAAGGATTATCATCTGGTGTATACAGTGGTGTAACAACATACACTAACTCAGTAGACTGGTTTGATCAACAAGAAATTACACTAGCAAGTGGTGTTAAAGTTAAGTGGAATCAAATCGCTGACAAACCTGGCACATCTGCCTATGCGTCAGTTAGAAACTCTAGATTTGATGAGTTACATGTTGTGCTTTATGATGATAAGGGCACAATCACAGGTAACGCAGGATCAATACTAGAGAAATTTACAAATGTCTCTAAGGCAAAGGATTCACAATTCTCAGCAGGTTCTTCATCATACTGGAGAAAAGTTATTGAGATTGGATCTAGCAACATCTTTGCAGGTGGTGCACCCGCAGGAATTACTACAACTGGATTCTCAGAAGACGGTTGGGATGTATTTGGTGACGGTGGTTGGGATCAGGATGCTGAAAACATTACATTCAGTTCTATCGGTAACTTCAGTGCCACATTAGAAGGTGGTTTAAACTACAACGGAATTGGCACAATCACTGAGCAAAATGCTCTTAACTTAGACATCGGTGCACTTTCTGAGGCATACGATTTCTTACGCAACCCAGAAGAGATAGATGTTGACTTCTTACTCTTAGGTTCTGCTAATCACGGTAAAAATGAAACTCAAGCATTATCAAATAAGTTGATTGAAATTGCTGAGTTTAGAAAGGATGCTATTGCATTCCTATCACCTTGGAGGGGTTCATTCCTAAGTCCATCTGGAAATGGTGAATCACTTCAGTTGAAACCAGATACAGTAACCGACAATATAGTTGCTTACTACTCACCAATCACATCAAGTTCTTATGCGGTTCTTGATAGTGGTTACAAGTACATGTATGACAGGTTCAACCAACAGTTCAGATATGTCCCAATGAACGGTGACATAGCAGGTACATGTGCTAGAAACGATATCAACCAGTTCCCTTGGTTCTCACCAGGCGGTACTGCTAGAGGATCAATCTTAAATGCTGTCAAACTAGCATACACACCTAACAAGGTTCATAGAGATAAATTATACTCTAATAGAATCAACCCAATCATTACTGCACCTGGTGCAGGTATCATCCTATTCGGTGATAAGACTGGACTAGGTAGAGCATCTGCATTCGATCGTATCAATGTTCGTAGATTGTTTATCTTTATAGAGAAAGCAATCGCAGCTGCTGCTAAGGACATACTATTTGAATTCAACGATGAGATCACAAGGATTAACTTCATCAATATTGTTGAACCATTCCTTCGTGATGTACAGTCCAAGCGTGGTATTCAAGACTTCATCGTTATCTGCGATGAGACAAATAATACTCCTGCTATCATAGATAGTAACGAGTTCGTTGCTGATGTATACATCAAGCCAGCAAGATCTATTAACTTCATCGGTCTAACCTTCGTGGCAACACGAACAGGTGTTTCCTTTGACGAGGTTATTGGACAAGTTTAATTAACTCACTTTAGGTAAGACTAATGGCAATCAATTCCCAAAATCCTCCAAAGACTTCGGATCGAACTATTGATAAGTTCAAGTCGAGGTTAACGGGTGGTATTGCAAGACCTAATCTGTTTGAGGTGGTTCTTGCATTCCCTGATGGTGCTGTAGACGAGTCAGTAGCAGACATAGATCCTAAATCTAGGTTCCTTGTCAAAGCTGCTGCACTTCCTGCATCAAACATCGCTCCTATAACTGTTCCTTTTAGAGGTAGACAGTTAAAAATCGCAGGTGATAGAACATTCGATGAATGGCAGATCACTGTAATTAACGATACAGACTTCGCAATCAGAGGTTCTTTCGAGAGATGGATGAACTCCATGTCCAAAGTATCTGACAATGCAGGTAATATCAACCCAGAAGATTATACCAAAGATGCCTATGTTTATCAACTAGGCAGATCTCCAGTAGATTCTCAATCACAAACATCAAGTGAGAATATGCCAATACTTAGAACTTATAAGTTCTATAGCGTATTCCCAACACAGGTATCACAGATTGATCTATCCTACGATTCTTCAGACGCAGTTGAAGAATTTACTGTAACATTACAGGTACAGTGGTGGGAAGCAGCAGGTCAAGGTGGTGATGTTGCTTGATTTATGGTATAATAAATAGAAAGGTATAAGAATATCTCTCTATAATGGCACGGTTGTTTGGTTTTAGTATTGAAGATAACGACGACCTTCCTAAAGGTGTAGTTTCCCCCATTCCTCAAACTGGTGAGGATGGGGTTGACTACTTTATACAGTCTGGTTTTTCTAGTCAAGTTATTGATCTAGAAGGTATCTACAAGAACGAACATCAGGCAATTAGGAAGTATCGTGAAATGGCATTGCATCCAGAAGTGGACAATGCGGTAGAAGACATAGTTAACGAAGCAATTGTTTCAGATACGAATGATTCTCCAGTAGAAATTGATCTAGATAACCTCAATGCATCTGACGGTATCAAAGATAGAATTAGAGAAGAGTTTAAACATATAAAAGATTTACTAGATTTTGATACTAAAGCACACGAGATTTTTAGAAACTGGTATATTGATGGTAGAATATATTACAACAAAGTAATTGATATAAAAAATCCTGCAGATGGTATACAGGAATTAAGATACATTGACGCAATGAAAATGCGTTATGTAAGAAAAGAACAAAAGAAAAAAGATGATAAATCTAACCTGTTTAATACAGGTAATGTACATGAGTCTGAAAAATTATATTTTCCACAGATAGAAGAGTATTTCATGTATACTCCAGAACCACGCTATCCTACTAACATGGCGATGGGTGGTGCAGGTACATCCATGAAAGGTATAAAATTAGCAAAAGATTCTATTGTATATTGTACCTCTGGTTTAGTAGATAGAAACAAAGGAACTGTATTATCATACTTACAAAAAGCAATCAAGTCACTCAATCAACTTAGAATGATTGAAGATAGTCTTGTAATATACAGATTATCAAGAGCACCTGAGAGAAGAATATTTTATATTGATGTTGGTAATCTTCCTAAGATAAAGGCAGAACAATATCTTCGTGATGTCATGTCTCGTTATAGAAATAAATTAGTCTATGACTCAGCATCTGGTGAGGTAAGAGATGATAAAAAATATATGTCTATGTTAGAAGATTTCTGGTTACCTCGTAGAGAAGGTGGTAGAGGAACTGAGATCACAACATTACCAGGCGGACAAAACCTTGGAGAACTTGCGGACATCGAGTATTTCCAATCTAAATTATACAGATCACTAGGAGTTCCTGAGTCAAGAATTGCGGGATCTGGTGATGGATTTAATTTAGGTAGATCATCAGAGATACTAAGAGATGAACTTAAGTTTAGTAAGTTCGTTGGTAGATTGCGTAAGCGTTTTGGTAAGATATTTTTAGATCTTCTAAGAACACAATTACTTCTTAAAAATATTGTGACTCCCGAAGATTGGGAGATCATGTCAGAACACATCCAGTTTGACTTTATCTATGATAATCATTTTGCAGAATTAAAAGATAAAGAATTGATGGAGGGTCGTTTAGGTTTACTTGGTATGGTTGAACCTTATGTCGGTAGATATTATTCTACAGAGTATGTTAGAAGAAATGTATTGCGACAAAAGGACGCAGAAATTGTAGAAATAGATGAGCAAATAGAAGAGGAAATTGCTAACGGTGTAATACCTGATCCAAACCAACAAATGTTGGAATTTGAGCAACAGGCAATGGGTGATCCTATGCAACAAATGGGTGGTGAAGAAGGTGCTCCTGCACCGCAACCGCAGAATATGCCTAAACCCAACGAAGGCGAGATATAAATAACATTATCAGTATAATAAATTATGATGGAAGAACTCGTCAATATGATCGCAACAGATGCGTCTGCTGCCGACATTAGTGATCAAATCAAAGATATTCTTTACGCAAAATCTGCAGAAAGAATAGATGGTTTGCGTCCATATGCTTCTAATGATCTGTTTGGTAACTTACAGGAACCAGAAGTAGAAGCTGAGATGGAAACTGAAGTCGAAGATCAACCCGAAGAGGAAGGAACTAATGACTAGATTATTACCTCTAGCACAAAAAGCAGCACTATCGACAGGTAGTGGTCAGGCAACAGATGTTGATAAAGCAACTGTGGTTAGAGTGGTAGCAACTGCAGGTAATGCGGTGGTAATTCGCACAGATTCTAGCGGTAATATCATTGGTTCTTTTACTCAACTAAACAACACATCTGAGTTGGTTGAGAAAAATGCTTCGGACAAAATCTATGTAACAGGCAACGCTGTTGAAGTTGCTAAGGTAGGATTTACTAACTAAACCAATGAAGTTAATCACAGAACAGATAGATGATGTAGAAGTTATCGTTGAAAATAGAAACGGTAAAAAATCTATGTTTATTGAAGGTATCTTTTTACAAGGAGATATCAAAAACCGCAACGGTCGAATGTATCCAATGGAAACTCTACGCAGAGAAGTCGGAAGATACAATGAAGCATTTGTGGAATCTGGTCGTGCAGTTGGCGAACTTGGTCACCCAGAAGGTCCTACAGTCAACCTCGATCGTGTCTCGCATAAAATTGTTTCACTTAAAGAAAGTGGATCTAATTATGTGGGTAAAGCAAAAATTCTATCTACTCCTATGGGTAAGATAGCACAAAACTTGATTGACGAGGGAGTAAAACTTGGAGTTTCCTCTCGTGGTCTTGGCACATTGTCAACAAACAATGAGGGAGTAAAAATTGTTTCTGACGACTTTACTCTTGCTACTGCTGCTGATATCGTTGCTGATCCTTCTGCCCCTGATGCTTTCGTTCAAGGAATAATGGAAGGAAAAGACTGGGTTTGGGATGGCGGTGTTGTCAGAGAACAACTCGCAAGAAAAACTTACAGACAAGTAAACACTCTTGTAGATAATAAACAACTTGAAGAAAACAAGTTAGGACTGTTCCAACAGTTCTTATCAAATCTATAAGATCACTAAATAAATACAGATTAACTAAGATCTATTCGGAGAACATCGGAAATGGCCGCTAAGGAATTAAACGAAATGGACAATCCTGTAACAAGGGGTGCGAAAGCTGGCGATCCTATGAAGAAAGTTGACGACTCCACATCACCTGGAGCATCAGCATCTTATGAGGATCTCGGAGGACCTACACCTCAGAACTACAAGTCCACAGATAACTCTGCTGCACTTAAAGCAGCATCAGTTAAGACGGTAAAAGATATCGTCAATAAAGGTGCAAAACCTGCACAAGGAATGCAGTCTATAGGAACAGAAGTCCTAAAGCAAGGTGACAATGTTGACGCAGATGAGTCTGCTGAAGTTGTTGCTGAAAACCCTGATACAGAGGAAACCACAGTGAACGAAGAGGAAGCACCTACAATCAATGTAGAAGAAGACCTTAATGCGTTATTCGGTGGTGAGGAACTTTCAGAAGAATTCCAAGAAAAAGCTAAAACAATTTTTGAAGCTGCGGTAACCGCAAAGGTTAACGAAATTCAAGAAGCGATGACCGAAGAATACGAGAAGACTTTAACAGAGCACCTAGAGGGTGTTAAGTCTGAGTTAATTGAGCGTACAGATGCATACCTTGAGTATGTGTCCGATGAGTGGCTCAAAGAAAATGCGATTGAAGTCGAGCATGGTCTTAAGACCGAAATGACTGAATCATTCCTTCAAGGTATGAAGGGACTTTTTGAAGATCATTATGTATCAATCCCTGACGATAAATATGATGTGCTAGAAAGCATGGTAAATAAACTTGATGATATGGAAGGCAAGCTCAATGAGCAGATAGAGAAAAACATCTCTCTCAACCAGAGACTCGGAGAATCTACAGCAGATGGTATTTTCAGTGAAGTATCCGAAGGACTGGCAGAGACACAAAAGGAGAAGTTAAGATCTCTAGCTGAAGGAATAGAGTTTGAGGGTGAAGAAGCTTACCGTGAGAAAGTTATTACACTAAGAGAATCTTATTTCCCAAGTAATAACAAGTCAAAGGTTTCAAGCAATAAATCCGAAACCATTTCGGAAGGTATAGCAAACGATGATCCTAGCGTAGATAACTCTGCTGCTATGAATTCATACTTATCTGCCCTAAGTTTGGGTAATAACAAATAACAATTTCCACAAATTCAATTCTAAAGTACAATGTACAATGCCGAAAAGATTATGGAAAAGTGGGCTCCTCTGCTAGATGCAGATGGAGTAGATCCTATTAAGGACGCTCACCGCAGATCCGTAACCGCAGTTCTTTTAGAGAACCAAGAAAAGTTTTTAGCAGAGCAATCTGCATTTGAGAACGGAACCTCAATGCTAACTGAGGCAGCACCTACCAACTCTGGTAATGCTGTTGGTGCATCAGGTGGTTTCAGTGGTACAGCAACCGCTTCAGGTCCTGTAGCAGGTTTCGACCCAGTTCTTATCAGTTTAATCCGTCGTTCAATGCCTAACCTCGTAGCATACGAGTTAGCAGGTGTTCAACCAATGAACGGACCTACTGGTTTGATCTTCGCAATGAGATCTAGATTTACAAATCAGTCTGGGGACGAAGCATTCTTCAACGAACCAGAATCAGCATTCTCTGCTAACAAGGCAGGAACCAACATTGGTCAGGCAACTCAAGGTAACTATACTGCAGAGACTGGCGACGATGGTACAGTTGGTTTCGGTTCTACTGGTACACAGAGAGGAACAAACCCTGCAATCCTTGAGAACAACGCTTCTGATGCTGTACAAGCACAGTACTCAGTTGGTCAAGGTATGGCAACTGGAGACTCTGAAGCATTAGGCGATGGAGTTAACGGTGACTTCAACGAGATGGCATTCAGCATCGAGAAAGTTACTGTTACTGCTAAGTCTAGAGCACTAAAAGCAGAGTACAGTTTGGAACTTGCTCAAGACCTTAAGGCAATCCACGGATTGAACGCTGAGGCAGAGTTAGCAAACATACTTTCTTCAGAGATCCTTGCTGAAATTAACAGAGAAGTTATCAGAACTATCTACAAAACTGCTGAAGCAGGTTCACAGGTCAATGTTGCAAACAACGGTTTCTTTAACCTAGATGTTGACTCCAATGGTAGATGGTCAGTTGAGAAGTTCAAAGGACTTCTGTTCAATATCGAAAGAGATGCCAACAGAATCGCACAGAGAACTCGTCGTGGCAAAGGAAACATCATCCTAACTTCAGCTGATGTTGCTTCCGCACTAACAATGGCAGGTGTACTTGATTACACTCCTGCACTTAATGCTAACCTACAAGTTGATGACACAGGCAATACATTTGCAGGTACAATCAACGGTAAGTACAGAG